ATGCAAAAACGCAACGTTTCTATCGTCTTAAGAGAGCTGCTGGACCGCGACCGGATCTCCCCCACGGAGCTTCACCGGCGTACCGGCGTGCCTCAATCCACATTGTCCCGGATCCTCAGCGGCAAGATCGTTGACCCGTCGGACAAGCACATCTCCCGCATCGCCGAGTACTTCCGCGTCAGCACCGACCAACTGCGCGGGCGCGCGGCGGTGGGTTCTTTGCGTGATGACGGGCGCGACCCGATGCATTCGGAGCTCAAGGACATAAGCCTGTGGGACGACGACACGCCCGTTAATGATGACGAGGTGTCGATCCCCTTTCTGCGCGAGGTTGAATTGGCTGCTGGATCAGGAAGATTCGTCATCGAGGAAAGCGAGAAGGCCAGCCTGCGTTTTGGAAAGCGCAGCCTGCGTCACAACGGTGTGCAATTCGACCAGGCCAAGTGTGTGACGGTGCGCGGCAACAGTATGTTGCCGGTGCTGCGCGATGGCGCGACGGTAGGTGTGAATGCGGGCAAGAGCGGGATTGGCGACATCGTTGATGGCGACTTGTATGCCATCAATCACAATGGCCAATTGCGGGTCAAACAGCTCTATCGTCTGCCTTCCGGGATCAGGCTGCGTAGTTTCAATCGCGATGAGCACCCGGACGAGGACTATAGCTTCCAGGATATCCAGGATGAGCAGATCAGCATCCTCGGTCACGTGTTCTGGTGGGGCATGTACGCCCGTTAACCTTATTGCGTAAGACAAGGCCCGCCAATGAGCGGGCTTTTTTACGTCTGCAGAAAATCGCCAAACCCTTTGCCCGTAAGGCCCTAAATGCATGCGTGCATTTACATGGCAAAAATAAATGCATTTATGCATTGACTGTATATGCATACATGCATATTCTCGGTCCCAAGCCAGCCAACAAGGCCTGGTGGAGGCGGCAAGGATGCTGCCAAGGAAGACAAGGAAGGCACGCAACATCGGCAAGGACGCCATCGAAGCGATGGCAGGGATGCCAGGCAACACCGGCAAGGATGCCGACGCTCTTTAGTCATACCGCTTTACAAGAACAGGCAGCGATGAACCGGCCTTAACGGTTCAGAGGGTTGGCAACTGACCCGGGTGTGCAGCGTAAAGCACCAGAAGTAGTTATCCGGCAGACAGGGATCGTGGTCGGAAAAACATCGAGGAAAGAACCGTACCGCGCCAGTAGCGCCGAACGTTCGAGGACATCATTACTGAAAAGCCCGGGCAACCGGGCTTTTTGGAATGCCTACCTACCCATTGAATTACCCAAACACCGGCACTCTGCCGGCATTGCTCAGCCAGGAGGCGTGACATGACAAACGAGCAGCAAGCGTTAGCGGAAATGCCTATCTGGCTGGTCATCGCACTGGCTGTGATCGGCGGGGTTTCCGGCGAAATGTGGCGCGCCGACAAGGAAGGCGCCCGTGGTTGGTCGCTGATTCGGCGCCTGGCCCTCAGATCTGGGGCGTGCATGGTCTGCGGGGTTTCGGCCCTGATGCTGTGTTACGCCGCCGGCATGTCGATCTGGACCGCCGGCGCCATTGGTTGCCTGACCGCCATGGCCGGTGCCGACGTAGCCATCGGGCTTTATGAACGGTGGGCGGCCAAGCGCATCGGGGTCAACGAAGGCTCCCGCCCGGATCAGCAGTAACCGTTGCAAGGACGCTACTCAAATGACACTTATCGAAAAACCATCCCAACTGCCCCAAGCCATCGTCGAGTCGCTGCACGCCGCCTTCCCGGACCTGAAAGTCGGCAATCATCAGGACTTTCAGGGCCCCGGAGAAAAAACCGGCGTGTTGATCACGGTCGAAGGCAATGGCCCGGGTATTCGCTCTCGCGAAGGACGTAAAGCCCATGCCTTGGCGATTTCGCTCAAGGCCATGGTCGCTCCCGGTGCATTGCCGTTTGATGCCTGCGACCTGGCCAGCCAACTCATGGACCTGGTGCTGGATAACCGTTGGAACCTGCCGCAGGCACAGTGCGATTTGCCGACGAATATCGTCGCCGCGCCCTCTATGCACAACACAGCAGAAACGGACTACGACACCTGGACCGTTTCCTTCACCCAAACCCTCTATCTCGGACCGACGTTACTCAACGATCCCACAGGCCAACCGCTGTTTGCCCGCACTTGGGACGTTTCGAACATCGACGACCCCGATCAATACAAACCCCTGGCGGAGTAGCCCATGTTCGACGCGCTGTTACGCATGCAATTAGGGCCGATCATCGAACGCCTGGCGGAGATGGAAACCCAGCTTGAAGACCTGTATCGACGCGCTGAAAGTTTTTGTCGGATTGGCATCTGCCAGGAAGTCGACGCCGCCAGCAATACCTGCAAGGTCAGCCATGGTGAGCTGCTCACACCGGCGATCCGTTTTTTTAACCCCAGCGCCGGTGCGCAGACCGAGACCCGCATTCCGTCAGTGGGCGAGCAATGCCTCTTGCTCAACTATGGTGGCGGGGAAGGTGGCACGCAGTCTGTGGCCTTGTTCGGTCTCAACAGTAGTCTGTTTCCGCCCGTCTCCAGCGTTGCGACGCTGACCCGGCGCCGGCATCAGGACGGCACCCAAAGCGATTACGACGATGCCAGCCACACGTTCAACTGGGTCAATGGTCCAACCACGTTCACCGGTTCCCGCGAACAGGTCGACGTCAAGGTCGGTGCCGCCAGTCTGACGATCAACGCCCAAAGCATCACGTTGCAAATCGGCGGCACCAGCCTGTTGTTGGATGCCGCCGGCGCGCATTTCAGCGGCCCGGTGGTGGACCACCAAGGTCGAGTCATCAGCCCCCGATAAGGACATCTTATGATCGGAATCGATAGGAACACCGGGGCGGCCGTCGATGACTGGCTGCAATTCGTGCAGCGCGCCACCCGAGCGCTGACCACCCCCGTGGGCACTCGCCAGAAACGCCCGTTGTACGGCTCGCTGATCCCGCAACTGCTCGGCCAAAACCTGGGCGACGACCTGCTGATCCTCGCTCAAAGCCACGCCGCCCAGGCGTTCTATAACGCCCAGAACGGCATCAGCGATTTTCAACCTCAGGTCATCGTCGCCACCCGCCAGGGCGCTGGCCTGTTGCTGCGTTTCGCTGGCACCTGGAAAAACCGCCAACAATCCTTCGAGGTCGTGACATGAGCATGCTGATCCCCGGCCAGAACCAACTGGCGGAACCGGCCATCATCGCGGTGGATGAGTTCGAACCCTTGCTGGCTGAATTCAAGGGCTTCGTCATCGACTACGTCGCCACCCGAGCGCCGCAAAACGCGGCAAAACTCAAGGTCAGTCTCGATAATGAAAGTGAGTTGCTGACCCTGGCCCTGGAAGCGTTTTGCGTGCGCCTGCAAACCCACGAGCGCAAGTACAACGCCCGTATAAAGCAGATGCTTGCGTGGTGGGCAACGGGCAGTAACCTTGATGCACGCCTGGCCGATATGGGGTTGGAGCGCCAAGTGCTGGACCCAGGTGACCCGGCGGCTTTCCCACCCGTGCCGCCGACATTGGAAAGCGACGACGACGCTCGCCTGCGCTATTACCTGGCGCCCCATGCTCCGGCGGCAGGCTCGCGCATGCAATATCGCCGCGAGGTGTTCACCCTTGGCGAACGGCCTGCGGTGAAAGTGCAAAGCGCGACACCTGGCGTGGTGACCGTCACCTATACCTTTGACCCGGACGGCTATGCGGCCCGGGTCAAAGACGGCAACGGTCGACGCACGGCCCCCGGCGAAGTCATGGTTACGGTGTTGTCCCGTGAAGGCGACGGTACGGCGTCCGCCGATTTGCTTGACGGCGTTCGTCGACATTTCGCACGGCCGGATGTGCGACCGGAAACCGATCTCGTCTCCGTCCAGGGCGCACAGATTCAACCCTACAAAATTCGCGTAGTGGCGAAGATCAACGCCGGGCCGGATTCCGGGCTCACTCAGGTAGCCGCGCAGCAACTGCTGCAAACCTATGCCGACTCCTGTCATCGCCTGGAAGGGCGAGTGGACCCGAGCTGGATCGACTACGCGATTCACAGCGCAGGCGCCGCGCAACTGCAAATCCTTGAACCCCTGGAGCCGATCATCAGCACCGCGTTCCAGGCCCCGTATTGCACGGGCGTCGAGGTGGAGGTGCGCACGCTATGAGTGAGCCCAAAGCGAGTTTGTTGCCGGCCAACAGCTCACCGTTGGAAAAGGCGTTGGACCTGGGATTCGGACAATTGCTCGACCGGGTCATCCCGCCGTTTCCGGCGTTGATGAACCCGCTGCAGACCCCCACCGAGTTTCTTCCCTACCTTGCCGCCGACCGGGGTGTCAGCGAATGGGACGCTGACGCCAGCGAAACGGAAAAGCGCCTGACGGTGGCCCTATCCTGGCAAATCCAACGCCAGGCGGGCACGCCCAAAGCCTTGAGTTATGCGGTGGAATCGCTGGGGTTCACGCCGGATATCAGCGCTTGGTACCAGCAGCGGCCGTTGGGCGTGCCTTATACCTTCGACGTGCAGGCGATCATCGGGCGCAGTTGGTCCAGTGGCGACCACAACCGGCTGATTCGCCGGATCAACGCGGCGAAGAGTGAGCGGGACCAGGCGACGATTACCGTCGTACATGAGACGCAAGGTCGACTTGCCTTGAGCGCAATTGTTCATGCCCCGTTTAGCGACAGCGAGTTAAGCCTGCAAGGTGCGCTACCTGAATTTGCACTGGTTGCTCGACTTAACAGTGCGGGCGTTGCCCTGCACTACACCATCAACGACTACGACCTCAGGGCGCAGCCATGACAGATGAAATCACACGCCTGGTGCGCTTCACCTCCAAGGGATTGGATGAAGTGCTGCAGGCAAAAAACCAGGGATTGAAAGGCGAAATCACCCACATCGGCGCCGGCACCGGCCGCTACAACCCAGACGGCACGGAAGTGGCCTTGCGTGATGAGCGCCAACGGGTCGCCATTGTGGACTACGAGGACCTGGGCGACCGCCAACTCAGGATGGCCGCGCTGTTTGATGGCGAGGGTGAGTATGAGATTGGCGAGTTTGGGTTTTACCTCGCCAGCGGGACTTTGTTGGCAGTGTATTCCGTAGCGGGGAAGTTGCTGACGTATAAAGCGGCGGCGGCTCGGGTGCTGCAGAAGTTTACGTTGGATGTTTCGCCGTTACCGGCGGATAGCGTCACTGTGGTCGTTGGTACGGAAAATCTGAATATCCTTATTGCTGACGAGCTGGCGGCGGTAGCGTCGGCAAATGTCGACAATATGGCTCGTCATCTGGGGTTGCTATTTCGCGTGATGAAGCTGGAGCAAAATAGTCTAATCGTTTAATAACGTATTAGGTCATCTTGGTTGTCATTTGGTTATGGCTGCTGAGCGGTCTAAGCTAGCAGAATAAAGGAGCTACTACTTTGAGTACGGAAACGCAAATAGCTAACTTGGTTCAGGCGTCTAATAACCTGACAAATGCTGTGACTGGGAAAATTGGCGCCATCGACGCACGAATGGATCAGGCTCGCGCAGAGTTTGATCATTTTCGTGCCCTCAAAGATGTTGTAGGCGAAGCCGGTGAGCCCGGTACGCTCTTGATGAGTGTTTTTCAGGGGCTAATTTGGGGGACTGGGGCGCCTTACGACGTCGGAGCGACCGGTGGTATGGTCGCAACTGATTTGGGGTCGTCGATGAATGTGTATGTCCATTTCAAATTGCCGTTTTCTATTAATTCTGATGACCAGATGTTTTGGCTAAATATTCGTGGTTATAGTTATGGTAGCTCTTTGGTACTGGACGAAACCTTTGCTGGTTACGTGTATGCACCGCAACGGGCAGTCATCAATCAATCGTGCTTTGGTAAATTCGAACCGACTATTTATGCTGATACAGCTGGTAATGCTGTTTGCCGGATCAAGATATCCAATGTTTATGTGACTTCGTTGCGAATTGATACGATGCAAGTTGGTCGCTATCGATCTATTAAGCTTGGAGATATAAAGTCGAAGCTGTCCCTTTCGCCAACGGTGGTGTTTTAAATGAATGATGTTTCTATCGATGTTTTTCCATCTCTTATTCCCAGTAAGGAAGGTTTGGAACTTTTGGAATGGTCTTCTATTCGCGTTCGTCGTGATCAGTTGTTGCGCGAGACTGACCATACCCAAGTTCAGGACTGCCCTTTGAGTGACGTCCAACGTACTCAAGCTGCTGCCTATCGCAAATTGTTGCGGGATGTCCCGCAAGATGTGGGAGATCCTTTCACGGTTGTTTGGCCAGAAATGCCTGCCTTTCTACAATATTCAAAATAACCGCGAAAGCGGTTTTTTTCGCCTCCCCAAAGCCCCTCTCGCAGGGGCTTTGGCGTTTTCCATCCGGAGAATTCGACTCATGCCCAACCGCCAAACCTACACCGTCCTCATCCCATTCCCCGTCGGCGCCGGCCACTGGTCCACCGTCGGCCAGGAACTGGAACTGCTGGACGTCGAAGCATCCGCCCTGCGCACCGCCGGCCGTCTGGAGCTCACCCGCGTCCTCAACTCCACCCCCAAGAAGGCTGAATAATCATGGCTGAGGTTTTGAACTTCGAGCACAACGGCATCACTGTGAATGCCACTGAATCCCCCGAGGCCATGGGTGGCCTTGGCGACAACGTCATCGGCTTGGTCGGCACTGCCCCAATGCCCATGCGTCGATCCCGAAAAATGCGCCGTTTCGCATCAATAGCTTCACCACCCAAGCGCTGCTGGACCCCACCGGCGCGGAGAGTGGCACGCTGTTCCACGCCGTCTACCAGATACTCAAGGTAGTAAAAGTGCCGGTCTATGTGGTGATCGTGGAGGAGGGCGCGACCCCGGCGGACACGATCAACAATGTGATCGGCGGCAACGAACCCGTTACCGGCCGCAAACTCGGCCTGGCTGCCCTGAGCAGCGTGCCGGAAGACCTGACCATCATCGGCGCCCCAGGCTTCACCGGCACCAAGGCCGTGGCCGGCGAGTTTGCCTCCTTCGGCAAGCGTATCAAGGCTCGCGTCGTGCTGGATGGCAAGGACGCCTCGGTCGCCGACCAGGTGACCTACAGCGGCGAACTGGGCGGTGCCGACCTCGGTTTCGACCGTTGCCTGCTGGTGCACAACATGCCGGCGGTGTACTCCAAGGCCGCGAAGAAAAACGTATTCCTGTCGCCGTCCTCTTTGGCTATTGCAGCACTGGCCAAGGTCAAGCAGTGGGAAAGCCCGGGCAATCAGGTGACGTTCGCCGAGGATGTTTCCCGCGTGGTCGAGTACAACATCCTCGACACCTCCACCGAAGGCGATCTGCTCAACCGCTACGGCGTGAGCTACTACGCCCGCACCATCCTCGGCGGGTTCTCGCTGCTGGGTAACCGCTCCATCACCGGCAAGTTCATCAGCTACGTCGGTCTGGAAGATGCGATTAGCCGCAAGCTGGTCAAGGCCGGCCAGAAAGCCATGGCCAAGAACCTCACCAAGTCCTTCATGGACCAGGAGGTCAAGCGCATCAACGACTGGCTGCAAACCCTGGTCGCCGACGAAACCATTCCCGGCGGCAGCGTGTACCTGCACCCGGAACTGAACAGCGTCGAGAAGTACAAGAACGGCACCTGGTTCATCGTCATCGACTACGGCCGCTACGCGCCGAACGAACACATGGTTTATCAACTCAACGCCCGCGATGAAATCATCGAGCAGTTCCTGGAGGACGTTCTCTAATGTTTACCAACCGAGTCAGACAGGCCATTGCGGCCACCCTTCAGGGCCTGCCGTTGTCCGCAACCGTGGATTCGTTCACGCCACCGAAGATCGAGTTCGAGATGGAGGCCATGACCGGCGGCCGTTTCATTGCCGAAGAAATGGCCAAGAGCGGCAAACCCCTGGTTGCTACCTTGGTCCTGCAAGGCGCCGGCCCGGAAATCATGCTGGCCCTGGGCGTGCGCCTGGGTGACGACATCCTGCTGAACGTGCGAGAAGCCGGCCAGGACCAGGACGGCAAGACCTACTTCACTTACCACACCGTCGGCGGCAAGCTCAAATCCCTGGCCGAGGCGGCGATGGTGATGAACACCAAGGCCACCACCACCCTGGAACTGTCCTGCCGCACCTACAACCGTCTGGAAAACGGCATTCCGGTGATCGACATCGACGTGCGCACCCAGAAGTTCGTGCTCAACGGCGTCGATATTCTCGGCGACGCCCGCCGTGCGGTACTAATGCCGTAACACCCAGGGGGCGGGCGTGCTCGCCCCCATACTTAACCAAGGAATTGCCCCATGGCCTGGATGCCACCCCTGCACCTCCTGCTGTCTCCGATCACCGCCGACACTGGCGCGACGATCCAGCAGGTCCAGCTCAAACCGCTGTACTACGCCGCGCAAAAAGACGCGCTGGCCCGGGCCGGTGACGACGAGGACGACCAGTTTTTCGAACTGGCGAAACTCGCCACCGGCTTGTCGGAAAAAGAGCTCGACCAACTCAAGCGCCCGGACTACGTGAGCATCGCCCAGTACGTACATGAAATGTCGACTCGCCCCGCATCGTTCTTCCGGGGCGAGCGCGATGAATCGACGCTGCATGAACAGGTGCAATTGTTGCTGCCCCTCGACGCTGCCGGCCGTACCTTGGCCGCGCTTCCCCTGGAGATGCCCGCCCTGCGTGCGACAAAAGTGATGAAAAAACTCGCCACCAACAAAGAGCGCGCCGAGTTCATCACCGCTCACTGCACCGGCCTGATGATCCCTGATCTGGCTGGCTTGACCGTGCCCGACTGGACAGAACTGCAGGAGCGCATCGACGATTTTTTAAATCAACCGGCGGACTTCTTTCGGAGCGCGACATCGAAGTAATCCTCGATGTGGTGCCGCTGATTTACTCGGTCAATGAAGCGGAAATCCTCGACTGGGACGCCGGAAAAGCATTGCGCCGCTACGACATTGCGATCACTCGCCTTGGCGTTAAACAGGAGTAGAGCGGGATGCAAGAGACTCAATATGGGCTCAGGCTCGCGGAAGAAGACAAACGCTGGATGACCTTTGCCGGCCTGTCGGGTGATGCGGATCTCAACAGTGTGCTGGCGCCGCTTCACGATAACTTTGTCGGGGCTTCCAGCCTCGATGCTACGCCGCAACCAGAATCGGAACTCAGCGTGGCGCTGGTGAATGTCAGCGTGGATATCAACGCTTTGACGCTGGAGCAAGTGCGCCTGCGCGAGACACTGGAAACGCTCAATAGCACGTTGTTCATTACCGGGGATTCGTTGGCAATCAAGACGGTGGATACCCGCTCCGTGACGTCTGGGGGTGAGCAGAAAGAACCGGCGCCAGTTGCCGGATCCTGGGTCGACAAAGGCCTTGAGATGGGGGCGGATGCCGGTAAGTTCGTCGGCAAGGAACTAATGTCCAGCGTGTGGGACACCCTTAAGAGCAGAGTCTCGGGTAAGGCGATTGATAAAATCGCAGAGAAGATTCCTAGCACGCGCAAATGGCTCAAGGACGACAGCAAGGGCAAGGACTGCTGCTGCCCTGGCGAACCTCTTCTTGCGCCCAAACCCCCGAACATCTTCATGCCTCCTGACAATGGTCGTGCGGGTGAGCCAAAAAACTCCGGAAAGAGAGCTAGCTCAGGCTCCGGTAAAAAAACCGGCAAGGTGAGGACGTTGCTGCGTGGTGTTTTTGATGGGCAGAGCAAGGCTGTGTTCGGTGGCTCTCGGGCAAGCTTCCACGCCGGGACGTCGGCTTTGTCCCCCTCCAGCAGTCGTCAGGGCCTTGGCAACGGTGGCGCTAAGAACCTCGGTTTGATCGGGGCATTGGAGCGTGGTGTGGTTGCCATGCCCGGAGACGCAGGAGGTAAAACTCACAATACACTTCAAACCTCAGTTCCTACTCCACGCCCTGCGCCTGCGGCCCATTCACCCGGCGTGCCTACCTCCCGCCTGGCCGGAGCGATGACCCGTCTGGAGTCGTTCGGCGCCCGCCGCCTCGGCCCGTTGAAGTATGCCGACACCGCCGTGGATCTGATCCAGGGCGTTCGCAACGGCGACGCAAAAGCCATCGGTACCGGCCTCTCCACAGCCGGTGGCGCCTGGGCTGGCGCCTCCGCCGGAGCGGCCCTTGGCACACTGGTTTTCCCGGGCATCGGCACCGCTGTCGGCGGCGCCATCGGCGGTTTGCTGGGCAGCGAGGCGGGCTCCTGGCTCGGTGACAAACTGTTCGGCGCAAGTGATCGTCTGCCAGCCCCCAACACGGTGAGCAAGGAGCTCAACAGTGCCCGCACGGACAGCGTCCAGGTCACCATTGCCCCGAGCATCCAGATCACCGGCGTCAACCCCGCCGATGCCCAGCAGGTCGTCAATCAAGTGATCCAGGCCCTGCAATTCCAATGCATGCCGATGGTCACCGACTCTCTGGGGATCCGGCGCAACGCGGCACTGGCCGATCCAGGAGGTGATTGATGCGACAACAAATGGTACTGGGCGACTTCATTTTTGGGCTGTCCCGAGGGTTTGCCTATTCCTCGTTGATCCGCAACAGCGACGGCGGCTGGAGTGACCTGGCGATTATTGCCAGCAAGCCCCAGTCACGTCAGAACGGGCAAAAGCTCGAAAAGCTCACGTTCGGTGGCGCCGCCATGTACGCCATCGGCATGCAGCGACTGGACGAATTGCGCGCGCTGCAAAATGCGCGGGCACCGCTGCCCCTGGTCGATGGCATCGGCCGTAATTGGGGGCTCTGGCGGATCAATTCGCTCGTGGAAACCCAGGGCAATGTGATCGATGACGGCACCGCCATGAGCATGACCTGGGTCCTTGAACTGGAGGAGTTCGTCAATGCGTAGAGTGCGAAGTATTGCCGGTGATTCGGTCAACCTGCTGCTCTACCGAGAGTTGGGTCGTTGCGATGACGCGGCGGAAGAAACCCTTTGGCGCCTGAACCCTGCGCTCGCCGAATACGGCCCGGCTCTACCTGCCGGGGTGTGGGTCATCGTGCCGGAAATGCAATCGCGGCCGGGTGCGGTACGGCCCGTTTTGGCATGGGATTAAGGAGGTTGTATGGCACAGGGATTTACGCCAATCGTCGAGTTTTACGGCGCCAATGCGGCGTTGCTCAATCAGCGCCTGATGCACTGGAGCCACACCGATGCCGCCGGTATTGAGTCTGATCGGCTTGAGTTGACCCTTAATATCGAGGGGCTGGAAGGCCTGCCGAGCCTGAGTGGCAAGATCGGCTTGCGCGTCGGTTATGTGGAATCGGGGTTGGTGGAAAAGGGCGAGTTTGTCGTCACCCAGCGAACCCCGGTGCTGTTTCCCATGCGCTTGATGATCGTGGCGACTGCAGCGCCGTTCAGCGTGGCGGACGCCAGCGGCTATCGCCAGCGTCGATCTGCCAGTTACGGGCCGACCACCTTGGGTGCGTTGTTTCGCCTGCTGGTCAGCCGTCACGGGTTTTCACCCCGTGTGGCGCCGACGCTGGATGCTATTGCGATAACGCACATCGACCAGTCCAACGAAAGCGACATGGCGTTCATCACACGCCTTGCAAAACGCTACAACGCCGTCACCAAACCGATCAACGAACTGTATGTGCTGGCCGAAGCCGGGCAGGTCAAGTCGCTCTCCAACCAGCTATTGCCCGAGGTGACGTTATCCGTGACCGAGGACAACCGCCCCGGTGAACACGCCTTCATCAGCGCCAAGCTCGACGAAACATCACGTGCGAAGTACGAGGGCAGCCGCGCCACCTGGTGGGATGCCGCAGGGGGCAAGCAGCGCGTGGTTCAGGTCGGGAATGCCCCGTTCAAAACCTTGCGCCAACGCTTTCAGGATGAAGCTGAAGCCCGCGCCGTGGCCGAAGGCGAACTGCGCCGTGTGGGGCGTGAGGGTTTGAAGCTGATGATCGATTGCCCAGGTAACCCGTTGCTGGCCGCCGAGGGGTTGTTGCTACTGGATGAAACTTGGCCTTCGTACATGCGGGGGCGATGGTCGATGAAGCAGGTGGTTCATGTCGGCGATCCGGTGACGGGTTATCGCAGCTCGATCACGGCGGGTGGGTTGTCGGTATAGAGGCTTTTCAAGAGTAAAACCAATGGTGATAACACTTTCCCAGCTTCTTGACGTCATGCCGGGTGCTCGCCTTAGAGCGGGCCTTTTTTTAAGTGCTCTAAATGCAGCTATGGACCTTTACCGGATCAACAGTCCCCAACGCACCGCGGCCTTCCTCGCCCAAATCGGGCACGAATCCGGCGAACTGCGCTACGTCCGCGAACTGGGCAGCGATCAATACCTCAGCAAATACGATACTGGCACCTTGGCCGCCCGCCTGGGCAACACCCCCGAAGCCGACGGCGATGGCCAGAAGTACCGGGGCAGGGGGCTGATTCAGATCACCGGGCGTCGCAACTATTTAGCGTGCAGCCAAGCGCTGTTCGGCGACGATCGCTTGTTGCGACACCCGGAACTGCTGGAGCAGCCGCAATGGGCTACCGAATCTGCCGCCTGGTTTTGGCAAAGCAATGGCCTGAATGAACTCGCTGACAAGGACCAATTCACCACCATCACCCGGCGCATCAACGGCGGCCTCAACGGCCTGGAGGACCGTTTGCAGCTATGGGCGCGGGCGAAGGTGGTGTTATGCGTTTCTTAGGGATGTTCCAGTTGATTGGTGTTTGTTTGCTGATGGCAGTTACCTGGCAGGTACAAGCCTGGCGATATGCCGCACAACTTGAGCGGCAATCGGCTGATCACGCGCAGTCACTCAGCCAGCAACACCTGGCGGCCCTGAATCGACAGCAGGCTGAGCAAGACAAACGGCTGGCCCTGGAGCGAAAACTCAGCGCCCGCGATCAACAACATGCCCAGGAGCTGAGTGATGCGCAACGTAACCAAGCTGCTCTGCGCGACCGCCTGGCCACTGCTGATGTGCGGTTGTCAGTCCTTATCGACGCTGCCGACCCCGCCCTGGGCTGCGCAATGCCAACCCCCGCCACCGCCGGCGGCGTGGTTCATGCAGCCCCGCGAGCCCGACTTGACCCGGCGCATGCTCAGCGAATTATCAGCATCACCGACGACGGTGATAACGCCCTGATTGCCTTGCGAGCCTGCCAGGCGTATGCGCGTGCCGTAGCCCGTTAACCGCTTGATCCAGACTGTCACTTGCGCGTGGGATTTGCTCCTGTAGGGTAGGCAAACGCCCGCCCACTCCAGGAGACGACC